AGACATGGTTAATCACCCTCCACATTATACACAAGGAAAGATAGAAGTAATTGATTTCATAGATGATAAGCAACTAGGATTCTATGAAGGTCAAGTAATTAAGTATGTTTCTCGTGCAAAGTTAAAGGGTAATGAGTTACAAGATTTGAAGAAGGCTCAGTGGTATCTCAATCGTTTGATTTCTAATATGGAAGGAGAAAAGTCATGCGAGTAATTACGGAAGCTAAGATACATTTGCTCAGTTACCCTACATTTTACGAGCACCCAGATTATAATCTTCCTCCAAATCACCCTTTTTCTGCCGAGAATCTAATTGCTCATGCTGGAAAGGGATGTTATGATAGTTATGGAGTTGATGGCCGCTCAGTCCCAGAACATATACACGGACTCAATGATTCTAAGCATTATTCAGTCCTTGAACATGCTAATTTCTCAGTATTCATTGAGGGAATCAGTCGTGGTTGTTCCCATGAGATTGTGAGACATAGACACTTTAGCTATTCACAGAGAAGCACAAGATATACAAATGAAGGTGATGCAGCAATTGTTCTTGATCCTTATTATGCTTCTATTTATAAGCAGATGGAAGAAACTAAAGGAGCTATGTCTTATGATGAACTACAAGCTAGGACTACATACTCACAAGCACAAAGAGATTTAGTCAGACATTTCATTATGAGTTGTGAAACTTCTATTCATGAGTATAATCAGCAAGTAAATACACTCATGTCTCTAGGTAATGCTGATCTAAAAGGAACTCCACTAAGAAAGTGGGCGAGAGGAAAAGCTCGCCAGTTATTGCCACATGCATTAGAAACCCGCATGACAATGACGGGCAATGTTCGTACATGGAATGAATTCTTTTTCAAGCGTATCCATAAGGCAGCAGAAGCAGAAATTAGGGAAATGGCAATCAAGATTTATGAGACATTGCGTCCGTGGGCACCTTCTGCTTTTCCAGTTAGATCAATGTTTGAACTTTAGGAGATAATCATGGCTACCAAGAAGAAGCTTGTTGAGAAAGAAAGTGTAAGAGTAATCCATACTCAACAGCGTGAATCCCTTCCAGCTTCAATCAATTATCGTGTACTCTCAGTAAATGATGGTGGAGGCACGAGGATAATTGGTTATTCGGAGAACTATGCTGATGCTGATGCTATGGCAACACGTCATGTAAATAATGTATCTAAGGTAACTGCAAGAGTAGATGTATACCAGAATAATGAGTGGTTATTCTGTATGAATGTAAAGGTTGTTGACGGTAAGCCACAACATACAGCAATTGATTGGGCTAAAGCTACTACTCAGGAAGTAAAGAATGACTGAATCAACAGAAGTCCAAACTGAAATTAAGCCTAACGTAATTAGTGAAGCTCAGTCACAGTTGTCAATTAGAAATAATGCTTTGCTAAGAATGCAATCAGCTTCAAGTTTAGATTGGGCAATCACTTGTGTAAAGAGCAGGCGACACAAGCATAAGGATACACAGATAGGAAAAATGTTACCATTCCTAATTATCATTCTCGAATCAATGAGAGATGATGATATGAAGGAAGCCAGAGAGATACTGAGTAAACTAAAATGAAGCATGCATTAGACTTCATTAGACACTTAGAGAAATTTATAGAACTTAAAGTAAGAGATATGGAGGTTCATGGTGTTGACTCTTACTCTAAGTTCTTTCTCGAGAAAGAAGAATTCATTCGGTTCTTAGACAAAATGTATTTTAAGACAAAGGATCAATAATGTCATATCTAAATCAAAGATCAGAACCAAATCATGATGCAGATTTGAGCGGCCCGATAACTAAGTGTGAAGTAGATATTATGTTTGGTTATCCCTGCCCACAAAAGGTTACAAAGATACTAGTGACAAAGCATGCAAAAGGGTTTTGTCCGGTTTGTGAGTTTCATGCAGATAATTTCGAACTAAAGAGCCAAGTTAATATTATTCCTCTTGCGAAATTTGAACAAGATAGGGAAAAGTATCTTTATCCAAATCTAGCAACGGAGTAGTAAAATGGCAAACCGTAAAAAAAGATCACCAAATGGTAAAGTCCACTGGACCCAGACTCCAGAGGGTGCAAAAAGAATGGCTAAGGTCAGAAAGAAAGCATGGAAAGCCCGTAAATCTCAAGCGGAAGAAATAAGAAATGCCAAAAAAGAAATCAACAAAATTACAGAAGTTACAGAAACGGGAGGACAAGTACAAGAAGAAGCAGCAATTAGTATCAACTACACAAATACGCAGCAATACCACGAAGCAATCGTCTATACCCACGTTACAACGTGGCTCGCTTTATACTCGGAATTTAATGGGGTATCTGAGTCCACTCTTACCAGAGAATTGGCAGAAGCGCTTCTCCGCAAAGCAAACTGGTAAGTATTTTGGTTTAGCAATAATATGTCCGCATTGTGGTATCAGGCCGCCCAGAGAACTTTCTAGTTCTAGGAAATGGAGATGGTTAACGGTTCACGTAGCTTCTCACAAATGATATTGTCTCCATGGTTTTGGGCTGGATTGTTTGCAGGCTATTCATATGCAGTCTGGAAACTAACTAGGGTAAAATAAATGTTCTGGGCTGAAATCCATAAAGACTGTGGGCACATAGTAGAAAGAAAAGAAATGCCTTGTCCAGAAAACAGACCAGGCTGTGCTGTATTCCATTTCAGATTTGTTTGTAGGAAGCATGGAGAAATAAAGCCAATAGAAAGGGAGGTAGTGCAACTTCCTGAAAGTGAAACCGAGAGATGGAGGTGGCAACGTGACTAATTGGCTATTTGCATTTACATTCATATTCCTAGTTTCCATAATAGGAATTCAACGTGTGGTAGAATTGCATCACGGTTACTGGGGATTCATAGTTGCGTTAATTGGAATCCTCACACACCAACATTATCTTGCTCTATTTGGATTGATTGTTCTAGGTGAAGATGCTTACCAGCATTTGGTTCAGTTTATGTACCAACTATTTGATATAAGTAAGAAGCCACTTCCAGATTTCACAATCATGCATTGGATTGGAGTCTGGATAATCCTATTCTATCGTAAACTCTCACCTACAGACTAATGTCTCAATTAGGATTTGCAATATTTGTTTTAGCTGTTTGCATTTTCCTAGGTTTATTGTTCGGATTAGATAAGAAACCAAAATGAATCCCTTAATTCCTAAAGTAGTTTGCGGAATCTGTAAGATTCCAATGGTCTTGGATACCTCAGGTATTAATGTTGCAGAAGTAAGTGATGGACACCCGCCGCGCATAATCTATAAAACGTCGGCAGATAAGTTTGTGTGTCCTAGTTGTGGATTCTCTGTGCTTACTGGATATTCCAGAATGCACTTTACAGCAGCAGATGTTCTCGACTTTGATAAGTTTCTAGTTGCAATAAATACATTCTCTGAGAACCACAGTATTACATTTACTGAGATAGAATCCATACTTTCAGAACTAAGAATGTTAGTGTATGGATTGGAAATGAAACGAGATAATTTGAAAGCGTATGTAGATGAGAGATTAAGAAATAAGATTCGTAGAAGAAAAAGAAAATAGTGTTGCACAGACGCCACACCTTGCGTCAACCCCTTGACAGGTCGTGGCCTGTGTGCTACATTGTCGTACCCTTACCACCCACACCCAATAAAAAAATGCAAATTTTCAAGGCACTAAATGCCGCAGTTGATAAGGCAAAATGGGAAGATGAAGAAGTAAAACCAGCAGTGAAGAAGCTGCTAGAATTGTTCGAAGATGACACTGAGAATGTTGGATATGAACTTGATCCTAAATTCGACAGACTCTCAAATGAACTTATCGAACTTCTTGCAGATGAAGAAATAGTTGCAGAAGTTGATGATGAGGAAGAGAACGAGAACGAAGATGAAGAATATCAAGAAAGTGACGAGGAAGTATTAGATAACGAAGAAGAGGAAGACGAAGAGGAAGAGGATAGTGAGGAAGGTTCAGAAGAAGATTCTGACGAAGATGAGGACGAAGAGGATTCAGAAGAAGTTGAGGATGAGGTAGATGAAGATGAAATAGAAGATGATGAAGATGAAGAAGAGTGGGTGGAAGAAGACGAAGATGAAGATTCCGATGATGATGAAGATATAGACGATGATGATGAGGATGATGACGATGAGCCAGACGAATCATGAAGTATCGAACACTATAAGCATTCGTGTTCCTACTCCAGACGGAACTGCTTTTGTTCATGTTATAGAAGGCGAGAACGGAAAGCCTGTACATATTATTGTCAATATTGGTAAGGCAGGAGTTTCCGTTGCAGCATGGGCTGAGGCGGTGGCAAGACTTTGCACGATGTTACTGAATAAGGGAGTTAGTTTAAACGAACTTATTGATGAACTTTCTGCAATTACTTCTGAGAAAGTAAAGATCATGTCGGATAATTCTAGAATCCGGTCTGGTCCAGAAGGAATTGCAGTAGCTCTCATTAAGTATCGTCATGGAAAGTTCAACGAACTTAAGAATGTTCTTGGTGCAGCTGGTTAAATTATGGCAAAAGAAAGGTGGACTACACAGGTATTACAAAGATACGGAACGAATGTTCTTGTATTATATGATGAAGATACCTCCGTTGGTAGCATAAATGTCGATGATGACGATATAGAGATATGGATGACAGCGATAAGGGTACTCAACTTGGAACAGCACAACCTGAAAAAGATACAGGAAAGGCTGGATTTGTTAGACAGTTGACAGAGATAGTTGTAGAAAAAGTAGACGCTGCAGTAGAGTCACCTAATAATCGCGCACTAAGGATACATGAGATACTAAGGAACTCCATAGATTCAACGGGACGTACCCCGAATGATTGGGATATGATCTGTTTTTCTGTGGAGTTTCTTGGTTTAATGTCTCATACATATCCTTGGTTGGAACAGGTGGCCAAAGAAGCCTCAAAATTAGTGTATACGGCACATTATCATGGATACTTCTCCGAAGATAACGAAACGATCAAGAGAGATACAGAGAGCGGCAGAAAAGTTTTCTTATAAGGAAGTGGTTGAAGCTCTAAAGATAGTAACAAGAGAGAAGAATGTAATACAGAACAAGGTAAAGAAGCGTAGACAACGTAGGACACGTAATGGTTTTAGTGAAAATGATTCGTTCTCGTTTCAAGAGCAGACACACTTACTGAATATTGCAAATTGTGTGGATGCTATAAAGAAAAGCTTTAGGGGATTAGGAACGATAGAAGCTAAACGATTTGCTATTAGTGAACGTAATAGGCAACACGTAGAGTTGAGCGGCATGAACACTATGTTGAAATAATTATGGCCTACTCAAATAAACTAGACCCTTCTTTTAAAGAATATATAGTTCAGTTAGAGCAATCTAACGAAGCTATAGAATGGCAATCTGTTGATCCCGCCAAACTCGCGTACAAGATACGTGAAGCCCTCCATGCCTACAAAAATGATGAACTGAAAGCTAAGTTCGTCATTAAAGTCCTCCCTGGCAAAGTTAGAGCAATTCCCCGTTTCAGGAATACAACAGAGATAGTCAAAGAGAAACTAGCTAAGATGGTTCTCTCTGATGTCTCTGATTTATTTGAAATTCTTGGAGCGACAATACAACACAAATCAACCAATAGAGAACTCTATTTTCCGAACGCAGTCTTGGATGATGAAGATACCAAGAAGCTTTGGTTATGGTGTTCTGCTAATGGTTTTTATGTGGTAAAAGGTGAAGGAATAACTTTAACAACTGAAGACCCTGGGATGGTAGCATGGAAACCCCTCTGAATACTATAGCTTTAGAAGAAAGAACTGTCTGGGTAGCAAACTATGCCGGACATGAATATCAAAAAGCAGAACGATATGGTAAAATTAAGAAGATCACTGTAGGTTACATATCGTTTAGTTCGCTTGATAGAATCAAGTTTCAAATTGCTAATGAGCTTACTCAAACTAAGTCAGAAGATTACCTATTGATTTCTGGAGCAGCTATTATTTGCACTATAGCTGCAATAATTTGGATGGGCATGCATAATAAAGTAAAGGTTTTGTATTGGGATAAGTCAGCAGATAATGGGGAAGGTGATTATCGACCAATGATTATCACCAATGTAAGTCTTAATGAACTATTACACGTTTTAGGGGGAGACGCCATAAAAGATGACTCAAAGGAGAAACACAACTAAAAAGTGTGTGGACCTAGTTACCGTAGACGTGGAATGGTTTGAGAATACTTATCCAAGAGGTAGCTTTTCATGGATTCTAAGTATGCTTTTAAGCGAATTCCGAATAGCAATGGAAAAGAGTCCACAGGATTACGCCAAGATTGGCGCACAAGCTATGCGAGAAATGTTAGAAAATGGTGGACAAATAGAGGAAGCAGAGGATTCTGGATCATAGTCGTGATTTGGTTTATTGCTAGTTGCTGGTATCAAGCGAGTCAAGGGTATGATGTTAATATGTTGAGGTATTAAAAATGATAGTGCCCAATCGGGGTGATAAAGTTGTATTAATGAGAATGGGTAAGTTTATATTGTATTCTGTTATAAGTAAAGTTCATACATTTAATCCTACTACTAATACTTGGGAAGTTGATGTAGTTAACGGTAACAAGAATGAATTATATTATCAGCATATTAATGAGCCAGATTACTTCTTTAACGACGTTGCTGCAACATTAAGGTCTAAGGACTATGCTAGCAACGATTGGGAGATAGTAACTTAAATGGAAACTATTCCGCACCCAAATAAAGAGTTTATGTCTAAGTATGAGAGACATGAACCATTGATTAAAGATCATACCTCTATGATTGCCTTTAAGGCATGTAAGAGGAAGTTCTTTTATCAAATAGTGCTTGGTAAGATTCCTAAAGAAGATGCAATCTATTTTGCTTGGGGTCAAGCTTATCATAAGTTCAGAGAAGTATTGGAACAGACTCAAGATAAGACAAAAGCTGTAATAGCTGGGATAGAAATATGGATGAAGAAGCAAGGTGCTGATCCACCAGTTGGACATAAGTTTGCATTCTTGACCAGAGAGCGTTTACTAAAGAGTTTCCTAAAATCATATGAATGGTGGGAAACTGAAAAGAAGCAGGGGAAAATTGAAGTTATAGCAGTTGAGCAGTCTTTCAACATTCAACTTCCTGATGGAACGTATACAGGAGGGAGAGCAGACCAAATCATTAGATGGAATGGGAAGCTATGGGGAAGAGACTTTAAGACTTCTTCCAAGGAAGGAAAGTTTTACTCGCGCACTCTTGACCCTAACGATCAGTTCACGCGCTACACATATTCTGAATCGAAGCTATCGGGGGAGAGAGTACAAGGACAGATAATTGAAGTATTGTATAATGCTGCAAAGAGTGGGCCAGAGATAACNACATANATTGCNGCACGTTCTCAGCAACAGTTAGAGCAATGGGAAAAAGATCAGCTTATGGTAAATAAGTTGCTGGAGCTTTGTCGTAATGAAGATGTGTGGCCGATGGAAGAAGTTGGTTGTCCATTCTGCCCATATCATAGTGTATGTAAGATGCCGTCTGAAGCTGCAATGATGGCTAAGTTGGATCAGGAATACATTACACGTCCTTGGGATCATACGAACATATGAAATACCGCGTCACTGTGGAATTACGATGAAAACCATTCGTGATCCTCACCACGGAAGTGTAATCGAGTACAAGTTTGAGAATGGAAAGTATTATAATCGTCATGTAGGTACACGAAATTGGGTAGAAATAAAGAAAATTCATCCAACTCCCGCACGCATTAATACCCTAGCATGTTTGAATAATGTTATGACAAAACGTGACATACTGATATTTCTATCAGATGTTAGTAACAAAGAAATAGCTGAGTATGTAACAGAGCAGCTAGAGTTAGCNGGNATCACAGAAGACCCNATTATTGTTACACAAGAGCAAGCACAGAAGTTTAAGGAATGGCTTGCTGGAAAGTTGGCAGATGGAGATGAAGTAGAAGTATCTATTCCATTTAATAGCCTCATTGAACCTTTTGAACCTTAACGCTTAGGATAATGAAGAAAGTTAAGCAAAGGAAAACGAATGTAAGATTTGTATTTGCAGGTGGTGTATCAATGCAGTTTGATACTACTCATTCCATGCAAGAACTTGATAGGATTATGAGTGCTGCAAGGGATAGTGGTGAAGCTGCAATAGATAATGTAGAAGATGAAATGGAAATTGCAGATAGCGGTGTAACTATTTACACAGAGCAACTGCTGACTTACATAGTAATTGAGTATAATACTTCTAATTTGATAACACCAGATAGAAAGCTCTCAAGAGTGCAATAAAAATGCCATTAAGCCAAAAAGACATTGAGAAGTTGCCACCAATGCAACGACTCTCTGAAACGAAACAAGATGAGCCTGTAACTGCCCTTATCTATGGAGGTGCCGGATGCGGTAAAACAGGATTCGCTGGTACGGCTGGCGACCGTACACTATATCTAAATATTGGAAATGGAATTAAGACTCTGAAGTCTCCTTGGTTTTTGGAGACTCATGGATACGATCCAATTATCGTAAACATATCAGAGAAGCTGGAAACTTCTGGTGTGCCCTCTAGCGCCGAAGCATTTGATATGGTAGGAGATACCATTGATTTTGCTTTAGAAACTATACCAGATCAGTTTGATACTGTAGTTGTAGATGATGCAACAGAACTTCGTCGTTTTGCTATGAACAAGGGATTAGAGATTAATCAGAAGCTTGGTAAGTCTCATTCCAAAGAACGTAGTAGCCAGTATGGTGTAGTAATGAAGTCTGTTCAGGATTATGGAATTGAGATGGACCTGATTGAACAGTTCATTGCTTACTATACTGTAGCTCTGAAAGCAAAGGGTAAGAATTTTATCATGACTGCTCACCAGAGATTGATTTATCAGAAGCAGCTTGATAAAAATGGAAACCCTGTAATGGGTGCCGCTCCAGTATTATACAAAGTGCTACCCGGATTTACAGGTCAGACGTTTCCTGATGATGTCCAAAAAGCTTTTGATTGGGTATTCAGAATGGAAACAGTAGCGGGAGGTAGAAGTGGAGTTATCTTCCGTGCTAGAACACTTCCGGACGAAGTAATTTCTGCGAAGTGTAGAGATGGGGGAGTTTTCTCAGTAGTAGAAAGCAATCCTCATTTCTTAAAGATGTTGCAGATGGTGAAAGATAAGCAGGCGTCAACCCGCAGGAAAACCACTTAATGGAGAATCAAGGCAATGCCAAGATTTGAACCCGATCCTAGTAAAGTATCTGCGACTATTGATATTCTCGACAAGGATGATTACGAGTTTATCATTGGAACTGCAAAGTCGTTTGCTGCAATGAACGATAATGGTACTGTAAAGAATCACGGTGTTCGCTATCCGATTCAGGTTGCTGAAGGACCGTCGAAGGGAAAGAAGCAGTTTCAGACTTGTTATCAGCACACCGATGGTTCGCAGGGTTTCTCGAAGCAGTTTCTTATGGCAGCTTATGGTTACGATGTAACTCCAGAGGGAGAGAGGGAGTTTGATCGTGATTTTGCTGGAAAGGATTGGAGTTATGATACTGATTCCGGTTCTGTTGGAGAGGTTTGGCGTGGTATTGAGGGAAAGAGAGTTATTGGTTCTGCCGATGTTGGAACTAATAAGAATACTGGCGATCCAATGCAGCAGTTCAAGGGTTGGAGGCCATTGAAGTAGTTTCAAATTGAATTGCATACATAAAAATGCTATCAATCGCCTTGACCTAGCATGAGTAGTGTATGCAATTCTTTTGCGGGGGTGGCGAAACTGGTAAACGCAAGAGACTTAAAATCTCTCGTCGAAAGACTTACGGGTTCGATTCCCGTCCCTCGCACTTTACTTTAACCAAAGAGGAAATAATGAATATGACAGAACAACAGATAATTAACGTTGCAAAGATATGCCATGAAGCTAATAAGGCATACTGTGAATCATTAGGAGACAATTCACAAGTTCATTGGGATGAAGCACCAGAGAATATCAAGCAGTCTGCAATTAATGGCGTTGAAAATTACATGAGTGGTAAGATAACTTCTTCAATTGCTTCACATGAGAATTGGTTAGAATTTAAGCATAAAGATGGTTGGGTTTACGGAGAAGTAAAGAATGTAGAGAAGAAGATTCATCCTTGTATGGTAGATTACTATAGTCTGCCGCTTGAGCAACAAAAGAAAGACGAGTTATTCTTTGCTATCTGTAGGGTTTTCGGACCTGACCCGTTTGAAGATATTGAACCAATTGATCAGTTATAATGGATGACTTTGAAGGATTTACAAAAATTGCTCAACAGTTCGATCCAAGTAAGATAGACATATTTTATACCATAAGTGAAATCATGCCAGCCCAAGAACAAAAAGAAGAACTGGAAATCCAGCAGTGTTACATCCTCTTTAATGCTGTACACAGAGACCCAATTGTAATTCATGCTATTGGAGATATTATAATTGGAGAGATAGAGAATGTATCAACTGATGTAGAAGAATTGTTTTTTGGTAAAGTTACAAT